CTTCAGTTCCTAATGTTCTTAATCTTTTCAAGTGAGCTGATAAAGTATTTACACTAGCACACTTGGTTGGATAATACTTGATAACCAAATCACCTTTAAGTTTTTCCATTTCAGTTTGAACATCATCTTTGTGATACTTTATATTACCAGTTGTTACACCACTAAAGATAGAATCATATCTAAGTCCAACATAATTTTCATTTAATTCTAAAGTATAGTGAACTACAGTCTTACCTTGTCTGACGACTTCTGAACCTAAAGCTTGTAATGTCCAAGACTTACCAATACCAGCAGGTGCAACTACAACACCAAGTTCACCAGGACCTAGACCACCATCTGTTATATCATTGATAACATCCCACGGAGTCTTAACTGTTATTCTAGCTGATTCTGATAATCTTACCTCTAACGATGGGATATAATCATGACCTAAATCTCTAGTTGTACCAGCCTTCATAGCATTATCTATGATTGATTTTATACCATCATAGTTTTTATTTTCCAACATATCAACAGACTCTAATATAGCATTTTTCAATGTTTGATTCTTACAGAAATCCAATGTTTCTGATTGAACGAACTCTAAGTCTGTAGCTTCTATGTTCTTCCAAACATCTCGTAACTTATCCACTACACCAGATTTCAATACATCATTATCTATTTCATCTATCTTATATTTTATAACTTCTAATGTGGGTTGTTTCTTGTACTCATAAAAGTAATCTCTGATAGCCTTAACCAACCACTTGTTTGAATCTGAATCAAACATATCTGGTTCTAATATATCACTAATTGTTTGAATGAACTTTATATCACTCATTAATGAAGCTACTATTTTAGATTGAAACGATGTACCAAATTGGGTTAATGTTTCACTCATTTACTCTCCTTTCTAAAAACAAAAATAGGTTCGTATTTATAACCAGCACCCATAACACTTGATAACGTTAATTGTAAAGTATCTTCTTGAACAAATCCTAGTTCTTTAGCAATACGAATGGTTTCTTTTTCTATAAACTTATGTTTAGGTGTGTCTGCAATATTTATTAACATATACCTATTTTCTTTTAATCCAATATAACAATTTTCAATGGTCTTTTTCAAAAAACCATTTATCCATTTATTTTCTGTAGGGAATTTAACAAAACTTTGTGTACTTTCCAAGCTATATTTTTCAGTATCAAAGTAGGGTGGCGAAGTAAAACATAAGTCGAGTGATTCTTTCTTTGGTGTATACTCCTCACTACCGAGTTTATAAATATCAACTTGTTTTCCCAAATACGAAAAATCTTTCTTCATCTTTAGAAGTCCATCATATGTTTTAGTAGATGGTTCTGTACCTATGTAATGTTTTGTATTTTTAGCTGATAAGAATCCAAGTAACCTACCACCCCACCCGCATGACATATCCCAAATAGTATCACCACCAAACTTCTCATAGATTAGTTTAGCTGCTGTAGGTCTGAAGTTAGATACAGCCTGTGTACCCGAGTAAATTTTCAAAGACTGTCTAAATCTATTCTCATGAAATTTGTTCTTCTCTCTACCCTCTTCTCCCTTGTAATGTTTTAACTCAAAGTTCCAAGTTTTTCGTATTGTTGATTTCAACTTATCATCATCTAAAAATATTTCCATAGGAGACATCTTTGCACTACCACATCTAACTTCCCAAAAATGTGGGAAGTAAGTCCACGCCAGTCTCAAACAGTGCATTGTCTGAACTATCTTATCACCATCTAGTATTGTATCAACATCAAACTTTTTTAGTTTTTTCATATGTTCATACTTTTCATCATCTCTGATAGTATAATGTGGAAATCCTTGTTCTCTGTAATACTTAAATATTACTGCAATACCCTCTTCAATATCAAGTTCTTTAATATTGTTAGTAACTCTGTGATATTCTAATTCTAGAGTATCTGCATCTAAAAACTTATTCAGTACTTCGTAGTTTACACTCATTGATTGTGTGATTTTTCTGCATAACGATTAAGTTGATTAAAGTTAGTCAATAACCAACTAGTTAGATTAGGTAAAGCTGTATACAATTTGTCTTCTAAAAACATCTTTTCAAACTTAAACTTTACCAACCTGTTTATTGGTGCATTTACTCTATCTATTATTTTTGTTTTTGTAGAAGCTGATATATCAACATCAGATAATTGCATCAATTTATAGTTTAAATCGATAGTATCTTTATGTTCTGGTAATTCATTTACAACTTCATCCATCTTCACTATACGATTTTCACTAAGGAATGGTAACTTCTTCTGTATTGTCTTTAGTCCAAGACCACGAACACCACTAATGTTATCTGACTTATCACCATCCAATACTCTATACCAAATAAGATTGTGAGATGAAATACCATATTCTTCCAACACAGCATCCTCATCGTACATTTTCTTTTTGGTTGGGCTCCAAATCTTTATCCTACCATTAGCTAACTGTAAGAAGTCTTTATCAGTAGACATGATTGTAATTTGAGAATCAGTAAGAACTTGTCTACAGATATATCCTATGGTATCATCTGCTTCAATGTTATCATACGACAAAACAGTAAGTGGTAAAGCTTCTAAGTACTCAACTACTCTTTGTATCTGCATAATCATATTCATTCTCTCATCATCTTGTGATGCAAAACTATTAGAACGATTTACACGATACTTTGTTTTTCTGTTTTGTTTATACTGAGGATATATCTTACGACGCCGACTAGAACCCCCCTTGCCATCAAATGCTATGATGACACGGGTAGGTCTAATCATGTTTACGACATAAGCAATACTTCTTAGAAAACCAACTATTCCACCAATGTGAATACCATCCTCATTAGTAGTTGGTATAACACTAAACACTCGGATAAACGTGTTTAGACCATCTATTAGTAGTACTTTGTCGTTAGGGTTTCCATCATCTAATGAACCACCCTTTTTCTTTATCTCTTCGAATATGGATAAGTATTTTTTATTACTCACTAACTTCCTCTTCAACTACAACGTCATCAATACCAAAGTTCTTTTCGTATTTAAGAACGACTTTATTACAAATCATCTCATAACAATATGATTTAAATTCGTCATCCTCTAGATATTCAGCCCAATCCTTAGATTGAAACTTAATCTCTTTACCATTGTGGTCGTCCATCGTGTACCAAGCACCACCTTGTTTTACAAGTTTGTGTTCTTTCATAACGTGTAACCAACTACCTTCGTTATCAATACCACTCTCGAAGTAAAGTTCAAAGTCAGCATGTCTCATGGGTGGCCCAAGTCTGTTCTTTATGACTTGTGCTCTCATCTTCATACCGATAGTGTTTTTCTTAGTATCTTTTATCTGACCAACATTCTTTAGTCTGATACGAGTTGATGCATGGAATGGTAATGCTTTTCCACCACTTGTAGTCCATGGATCTCCAAACATTACACCAAGTTTCTGTCGTAACTGATTTGTGAATACCAAAGCTATTTTCTGTCTACCAATCATCTGAGTAATCTTTCTCATAGCTTTAGAAAGTATAATAGCCTTAGAAGTAGCCCAACCATCCTTGTCGAACTCTGCTTCTAATTCTACTTTTGTTGTAGCGGCAGCTAATGAATCTACTAAGATAGTTACTAATCTATTTTTGTCTGATTCACGAACCTTAGCGACTATCTCTTCGATAGCTGAAAATATATCTTCTACTGTTTCTAAGTGTAGGTATAACATACTCTCAACATCAACTCCGATAGCCTCAAGGAAATCAGTACTAACTGCAGTTTCTGTATCTATATAAACAGCAACACCACCCTTTTTCTGTGTTTCAGCAAGTACGTGAGCTCCAATTAAGGATTTACCACTACTCTCCAAACCATTCAATTCTGTTATTCTACCAACAGCAATCCCACCATCAGGTCGGTTTGATATTGCTAAATCCAACATGGTTGAACCAGTAGAAATAAAGTCTTTGATATCAGTAGGTGTTGTGTCTGAACCATCAAGGAAATATGCTACTTTCATATCCTTGAATTGTTTGTTAATGGTGTCGGCTAAGACACCAGCTAAGTCATCTCTTGTTGACATATAGTTCTCCTATATAAAAGTGGGTATGTCCGGCTTTTACACACACTCGGTTTTATTAGTGTTGGCTTCAACACCCACTATTATGTTTTTTATTTAATTGTTAAATAGGTGGGCAGTTAGCGTCACCGCACTTACATTCATCTCTGTGAACAACTACCCACTATTATGTTTTTATTTAGTTATTAAATAAGTCGTCAAATGCATCTGAAGTTTCTTTAGAACTATAAGTAGTACTTGGAGTAGCTACTTTCTTCTCTTCTTTAGATTCTTCTTCAGTTGTAGAACCACCTTGGAGGTAGTCGTTTAACGCTTGAGTTAGGTCATCATAAGATTGTTCCTGATATATATCAGTAATATTCTTTTGATTCTCTGTTAACGTCTCAAGTAAAGATGCGTCTTCTGTGATAGGAGTCTGATTAGGTTTGACTCTGATTGAAGTCGAAGGAAAACTGGCACCAGTTTCTTCGGCTGTTTTGAACTCTACAGCAACATCACGACCACTTACTGCGTCTGTGATATCACCATAATCTGGATCTGCGATTATGGAAAGAAGTTCTTGATAAACTGTTTTTCCAAATCCCCAAAACTTAACACCTTGTGATTCCTCACCACGTACAACAACAGGAGCATATGTCCTCATCTTTGCTTCAACTTTTCTACCTAGACGATAGTCATCCTTTGAACCAGTTCCTTTTAATTTCTGAGCGAACTCTTCAATCGGGTCTGGTCTACCAAATGATGTTGGTGAAAGATAATTCTTTCCACCCAAGTCATAGTGAAAATACAACTCAATAAATGGATTGTCTTTATTGAACTTATAAGGTACAATACGAACAACCTGATTACCAGGTGATGGTTTCCAAAGATTTGATGTTCTGTTATTTGTGGTTTGTAATTGATTAAGGCGATTTTTGATTGCGTTTAAATCCATTTCATATTCTCCATTGTTTAATTAGTTAGTTGTTATTTGTTAGTTACTTTCGTAACCATTGTTTATATAAGTATAAACAAGTTTTTGAAAATACAATTATTTTTTCTCGTTTTCCCAAGTATTTACGTTTACTATTGTATAGATTCTAGTAGGTATTTTATTTAGTCCTTCGTCACCTGTTAGTAATAATGAGTTTCTATAATTTTCCCATTC